AGTGCATGACATTATTGATGTCAGTATTACCTAGAACTTGTCTAGTATCTTCTACATGCAAGTTACTATCTCTAACAACTTGTATACCGTTAACAACTAAGTCTCTCAACTCAGTCTCAGCACCAGCTAGTAGCTGGACACCGTTTTCGTTTTCAATTATGAATTTAATTTTCATATTCATTAACTCCTTATTAATAAGTATACATATAGTAGTAACACTTACAAGGGGTAAACAACAATTAATTCAATTATTTTTTAAGACACTCCACCCAGACTAAGGAATAACGAACATGATACATACATTTTGCGCCTGGGCTTCGTGTGTTCTTATTGTGTTATGGCATACCGATCGTTCCGACTGATTCCTCTTACTTAGTCCCGACCCGATCCCGAATTATCAGCCAACCAGGCCAGGACAATAACTAATATAAAAACAAGTTCAAACATTACGATACTTGACTGAGTAACCGTCCCCATATAAGAGTTCGCCTAATTCATACGCTAACCAAAAACACATATTCATACCGCACCCACTCACGAATACAGATCCTGTTTTCTCTCTGTAGGGTAGGCCCAGGGCTTCGGCGACAAAATAGGATATATTCTCAACTTCATCTACATGTGGCCTCATTACTTTAATGTGCCTGGACATGCCCGAAGGGGCGACCTGCATAACAGTAGTAAATATTGCTGACCCTTTAGGTATCACCTGCTTTAAATAATACTCAGCGTGTGCTTGATCTCTTTGATCTTCTTTCATTTTCCATTCTCCTTAAGATTAAAAACAAAATTATCATATTTAAAGTTTGACACATCTATTTCTAAACTAGCTTTTTGATATGCTTCCTTATCAGAATTAAGTTTATAACAAGTTTGGCAAACTTGGATTTCATCTCCAAGTCTTCCATATACTTTTAACCAACCTTTATCATTGCATACTTCACAATTACTCATTTTCCATTCTCCTATATAAAAGCTGCTTCTGAATGACCGTCTGCTTTACTTCCCAGGAGAAATGCAAATCAACCTCACCAAAAGCAACTTATCTATAAGTCTACCACAGGTAAACAATAAGTCAAGTATTAATTAAATAGATCCTTTAAGAAAACCTGGCTTCTATTGAAGCTCAAGCTCCAGGGGGATGTGTTAACTATTGTGTAGTACTTACCTCGTAGAGTCAGCCGAAAACGCTAGTAGCGTTCCCGACTTGTCCCCGACTTACTCGGGCACTCGCTCCATCTGTATCTTGGCATATCTAACCAAGCCGTTATACAGATCAGGCTCGTGTTTCTTGAACAGAGCCAAGTTACGATCATCACAACCGTTAACTGCACTCAATAATTCTCGCAGACCTTTCTCAATAGCATGAGCTCTTGTGTCAGCCATATTGTTGCCAACTAAGTATTGGCCGTAAATTCCTAAGTATTTGTATAAAGACATATCATTTCTCCTTTTAATAATGTATGTGCTTATAGTTACATGAAGTAGACATGAAGTCAAGTAATGTGAAGATCTTTTTTTATCCACAACCTTTTCCATAAGTGACTCTGGCTTCCAGGAGATCTTAGCTCCTGGTTGTGTTGTGTTGTGTTATGTGTGTTATACTGTCCATACAGACATTTTATTGTCTAACCCGACGACCCGACCCGACGACCCGACGGATTTTGTTTGAGAGAGCGACTGAGAGAGCGAGGGTATGCAGTTTAACCCCTACTCTACCCCCAAATAACTCTATTTATTATGTATAAACTGTTTACAACATGTCTAACATATGATTAACTAATACTTGTGTTTATGTATGGTATGCACACAAAGTGGTAAGCATTTAAATTGATACCAGCTCTTTAGTAAGAATAAACAAAGCCATACATACTCACATTAACTATAAGGAGAATTAATATGGCTAGAAAACTAACCATTAACGAAAGAAATATACTCGTTGATAGAGCATACAACGAGATCAGGACTGAGAGCATATCTAAGCTTGAAACCGAAATGCAGAGTAACCAAAAGTGGCTTGATATCCAAGCTTGTAAACAAGCCATCAAAGATAAGAAATCAGAGATTGACGATTGCGAAAAGAAGCTAAAGAAACTTCACAAAGCTTTCAACAAAGAAATGAGTAATCCTAACTTTGAATACGCTAATGAGTATAACTATCATTTCAATGGTAACTTCAAATGGGACGACAAGGGTCTTAGAAGTAAAATTGAGACTGAGGTAGTCTTAGCAAATCTAGGTGACTCAGTAGACTTCGATAAGCTTGTTGACTCACTTAAAAATAAATTTGGGGCTTAACATGAAGAAAGTAAATGTAGATCAATTAATCGAAAATCCTAAGAATGCTAAGGAGAGAGTAGCCGTGTGCTTCTTTCTCCTTATGACTTGTCCTGATACCAAAAAGAATGAAGCTAAGTTAGAGAACATATTAAGTCATATGTGCGAAGACTTAGAAGAATTGGATCATAATCTTTGGTCAGCAACTCAAGAACTAGCTAGACAAATAGCCGTTCAGGAGAATGTGCCGTTCTATCAAGAAAATATAAATTGGATGGAAAGCAAATTAGCTGAAGTTACTGGTTCTGTTCAGAGAATGGAAGGAGTTCACTAACCATGTCTCCCCAACAGTATGTTGTTGACTGTTGGACGACTTTAAAAGTGTAAACAACTAGTCTGATTTTTCTCATTTAGCGAGGGGTTTGAACAGACGATAAACAACAAAGCCAAGATGTGCGTGTCTCTTGCTAGTTTAGACACACAAAACAGAACTAGCACTTAACTAAACGGAGAAAATTATGACTAAGACTGAAATATATGAAAGACTTTCTGAACTGAGAGAAGGGGCATTAGGACTACTAACTGAGAAGCTTAGAAGTTTTAATAGACATTGTATTGATAGAGAGCTAGAGAGACCTGAAGGCGATGAAGATTATTCTTATATCGCTAGTTGTGCTATTGACTTAGATTATCTAGAAACTATCAATAATGAAGTATTAGATATCTTAGAGGACTTGGAGAGGCAAAAGCTTTATGATAGGTGAACTTATTTCGCAATACGGTAGACCTCAAAGTCGTGAGGCCTTTATCTTTAAAAATCGACAGGGCTTTTTTGTCGAGCTTTATCGTGACACTATGCTAGTTAGGGTGGTCGAATGCTTTGACCACTCCCAAAGCTATGCTGAAGATGTGGCAGAGAATTGGGTACAAAGAATTTTAAACTGAGGTGAGTTATGAAAACTTATGAAGTCTATGCTAAACAACCAACCCACTATAAAGTTAGAGTAAAAGCTAATTCTGTGGACGAAGCTTTAAAACTAGCTGACCAAACCGGTGGAAGTAAGTGGGAACTGGTCAAGCACGGAGCTTGGCAGAACTATCACATTAGCGAGGTGTTTGATGAGTAATTTAATAGAATTACTACTTGCTCTTATCTTCTTTTCTGTGTTAGCCTTTTTTGCATGGGAGTCAACTAAGCTGGTTGACGACAAGAATAGGAGAAAGTAATGGATTTATTTTTACAAGTGTGTAATGACATTGCCAAAGAACTAACAGAAGACTTACCTACTAAGAAAGAAGTAGAATACTGTGAAGATTGCGGTGACCCTGTTGATAAGTGTTCTGGTTATAAGTGTTGGATAAGATGAAAACTAGACAGATAGATATTTTTCTTATGCACAAGTTTGACGAGTATTGTAACGAACAATTATATTACAATACCATAACCGAACAAAAAAGCTTTGAAGACTATGTCGAGGCTAATAAAAGTTTTCTTATTAAACTTTATGTGAAACAGAGAAGATGGGCGAGATGGCATGGGGGTAGAACTTGGAGAGACTAACTAATAACTAACGGAGAAATAAAATGAAGAATATAGTAATATCAACTTTAATAACTTTAGTGCTTGTAAGTGCTACTTATCTTTTACTTGGCTATCATGTCAAACAAAACATTGGTAACACACAAGAGTATGTCGTAGAATTTAAAAAGACTAAGCAAAATTTATTAGCTAGAATAAATGCTTTGGAAGTGGAGAATGAAGAACTAAGACTAGAAAATGATGGTATCTTTCAAACTGTTTTACAAACCGAAAGAGCTATTAAAACTTTAGTAAACTTCGCAGAACTTAGTGAAGCTGAGCAAGAGAGTTTAGCTTTAAGCTTAGCTGAGCTACAAACTCAACTAACTCAGCTAGAAAACACTACAACTGCTAGTGTGATGAACTTAGCAACACAATTAGAGCTGTTACAAACGAAGCCCTCAGAGGCCACACAAGAGCCGGAAATTGAGACTCCTTATGTTGTCTCTAATGCAGTAGAAAAAGTTGTGGCAGAGCCTGTGGCTTGTCCTAAGCCGGTAAAGAACAGAAGTTTCTCTTACTATATTAGGAATGTAACTCTAAAGAACTCAGTAGCTTTTAGAATTGTGTATGATTTAGCAGAAGGTAAGCCTGTTAATGTTGAATTTGAGTCTAACCCACCCAACAGTCTTAGACGAGCTAGTATGAGATACCTAAGTAGCTTAGACTTTGGTACGGCAACAGCTGAAAACTGTTCAATACCTTTTAAAATAAATGTCTAAAATGACAGAAAGCATTATATTAAATAAAGAATTATTTAGAAAATTTGATAATTTTGTAATTATTAATTATGAAAATATCTTTAGTAAAGGTGGAGTAGTCTATGAAGTTGAATGTTTAACAGACGATAACTTTAAGATTACTCTTCATAATAACGAAACCATCTCCTTAGCTAAAATAGTTGAGGAGATTAACTCATAGCTCTTGACAGACTTTTGTACAGAGCTATAATAGTTTATGCAATTATGCCAAAAACGGAGTAAATTTATGGCAATACAAGAAGGAATAGCCTACTGGGCTAGTGTAACTACTCCTAATACCAAGTATGAACCTGTTTATACTGTGGACTTAGTAGTGAGTGATGATGTCGCCAAAGACTTTGAAGCTCGTGGTTTTAAAACAAAAGAAATCACAATAAATGATGAAGTCGTTGGAAAAGCAATAACTTTTAAAAGAAAGGTGAATGGCCCTAACGGAATGGTTAGACAGTCGCCTAAGCTTTTAGATGCAAACAAAGTTCCAATAGATGAACTGGTCGGTAACGGCTCTAAAGTTAGAGTGCAGTATAACGAGTGGGAAACATCTAATAAGTATGGGGACTTCAAAGGCTTGGACTTTCAAGCTATGCAAGTTATTGACTTAGTTCAATATAAATCTAGTGATGGTTCAGAATTCGATGCCATCGAAGGAGGAGAAGAATTCTAATGATTATTAGTATTAAAAACGATGAAGGTGAAGTAAATAACTTTGATGTTACTGCTATTGCAGATGAACAGAAAAAGAATGATGCTACTGTGATGGTCAACAAGGTAGGTAATCTATCTGTTGTTATCGAAGCTTTAGACTTTGCTAGTCGCACACATAGAGCAAACTTAGAAGAGCTATTAAAAGGCTGTCCTGAGTCGCAAGTGGAAGAAAGTACTGACGAATCTACTGAAGATTCTGAGGAAACCTAACCACAATTTTTCATATATTCTGATAGGGTGTCTTCGGATGCCCTATTTTTTTGAGGTCAAAGATGGAACAAGATTTAAAATTTAAGAAGTATCACTTGCCTTGTCCGGCTTGTGGTAGTAGCGATGCTCTTTCGGTTAATGAGAATGGTTCAGCTAAATGTTTTAGTTGTGATGAATTCTTTCCGAAAGGGGTAGACAATCAAGATAATATCGTATCTAATAAAACTAATATGACAGAAACAGTTAGAGAACTAAATGCTCATGGCGGAGTCTTCGCCAAACTAGCGGATAGAAATATCTCAAGGGAGACTGCTGAGAAGTATGGAGTCAAGACTGTTTATGATAGTGCTGGTCAAATAGCTCAACATATTTATCCTTTGTATATCAACAATGAACTAACATCAAACAAGATTAGATATGTTCGAGACAAAAAGTTTAGCTATGACGTTAGCCCTCAAGGAGTTGGTTTGTTTGGTCAACAACTTTTCAAAGAAGGTGGTAAGTATTTAACCATAACTGAGGGTGAGTGTGATGCGATGGCCGCTTACGAATTACTAGGCAGTAAGTGGGCAGTCACTTCTATCATTAGAGGAGCTTCCGGAGCAGTCAAAGATATTAAAGAGAACTTAGAATACATAGAAAGCTTTGATAATATTGTCATTTGTTTTGATAAAGATAGACAAGGCATTGAGTCAGCTAAGAAGGTTGCTAGTATTCTTAAGCCCGGCAAGGCTAAGATAGTCACCTTACCTAATGGTTACAAAGATGCTAATGATATGCTTCTCAAAGGCAAATACAAAGAATTTGTTAGTGCTTGGTGGGATGCTAAACTGTATACTCCTAGTGGTATCATTAGAGTATCAGAGAAGAAAGATTCTTTTTTAGATAGAGAGAAGAAAGAGTCTGTGCCTTATCCTTGGGCAGGACTAAATGAAAAACTATATGGACTGAGACAAGGTGAGTTAGTAACTTTAACGGGTGGTACAGGGCTTGGTAAGTCTAGTATCACGAGAGAACTAGAGCATTGGTTAGTCAAACAGACAGACGACAATGTCGGCATCATAGCACTCGAAGAAGACTGGCGAAGAACAGTAGATGGTATTTTATCTATCGAAGCTAATGCTCGATTATATGTTGACCAAGAACGAGAGAAGTTTGATGAGTCTACTTTGGTCGATATGTTTGATAAAGTTTTTAAAGATGACAAGGTTTTTATTCATGCTCATTTTGGGACTAATCAGATAGATGATATCTTTGCTAAGCTTAGATACTTGATTGTTGGTTGTGATTGTAAGTGGGTAGTGGTTGACCACCTCCACATGCTTGTTAGTGCTTTAGAAGAAGGTGATGAAAGACGAGCCATAGACAATATTATGACTAGACTTAGAAGTTTAGTAGAGGAAACTGGAGCTGGTTTAATTCTTGTTTCCCACTTGAGAAGAGTAGATGGCAACAGAGGCCATGAGAATGGTATTGAAGTTTCTCTATCGCATTTAAGAGGGTCTAATAGTATTGGACAATTAAGTGATTGTGTGATAGCATTAGAGAGGAATCAACAGTCCGATGACCCTGAAGAGGCTCGGACAACTAGGCTTAGAATCTTAAAGTCTAGATATACTGGAGATGTCGGTATGGCAACTGCTCTAATTTACGATAAAGAAACAGGAAGATTGTCTGAACACCTTGATACTGAATTTAGTATGGCAGAGAATCAGACATCTATTGCATTTTAATGGAATTAGTATTTGATATAGAAACAAATGGATTGCTTTGGGAATCTACATTAAAAGACCACGAGACTGGTGAGGTCACAAACTTACCACCGGCTTCTAAAATTTGGTGTATTGTTGCTGTTGATGATACTGATAAAGTGTATACCTTTACTCCAGAAAGCATTGACGAGGGCATTGAGTTTTTAAAATCCGCTGACAGCTTAGTTGGGCATAATATCTTAGGCTTTGATATTCCAGCTATACACAGGATTAAGCAGATAGATTTATCTAACCATGCTAATATTCTTGATACTTTGACCTTATCAAGATTACTACATCCTACTAGGGAAGGAGGACATAGCCTAGAGAAGTGGGGATGGAGACTCAACTGCCCTAAGTCAACTGCTCCAATGTTTACTGAGTATAGTAAAGACATGCTTGATTATTGTATTCAAGATGTCAGGTTAAACAAGAAAGTTTTAGATAAACTAAGGAAAGATAGTGTGGGTTTCTCTAAAGAATCAGTAGAGATAGAACACAAGACCACACAAATATTAATCGAACAAGAACTAAATGGTTTTCTGTTTGATGAGAGAAGAGCAATAGATTTATTAAGTTCTTTAAATAAACGAAAGAAAGAAGTAGAGGATGAAGTTCATGCTACCTTTAAACCTAAGTGGATTCCTGTTAAAGAAGTCACACCTAAGTTAAAAAAAGACGGCACCTTATCTAAGTCTGGACTTACCTCCGTTGAGTATCAGGAAAGAGTTGCAACTAATGACACTACTCCTTTTACCCGAAAAGAACTTAGAGAATTTAATCTCGGCTCTCGTCAACAGATTGGTGAGTATCTAATAGACTTTGGTTGGCAACCCAAAAGGTTTACTCCAACTGGACAACCTATTGTTGATGAAGGTACTCTTAGTAAAATAGCACACATCAAAGAGGCTCAACTCATTGCTGAATATTTATTAATACAAAAAAGAGTTGGTCAAATTGAATCATGGATTGATAATATCAAAACAGATAATAGAGTTCATGGTGCTGTTATTTCTACTGGAGCTATTACTGGTAGGATGACACATAGAAATCCTAACATGGCTCAGGTTCCAGCAGTATACAGTCCTTATGGTAAGGAATGTCGAGCTTGTTGGACTGTACCTGAAGGATATAAATTAGTGGGTATAGATGCTTCAGGGTTGGAGTTAAGAATGTTAGCCCACTACATGTCAGATGAGGAATACATAAATGAAATTATCAATGGAGACATTCACACAACTAATCAGCAGTTTGCTGGACTTAAATCAAGAGATGAGGCTAAAACTTTCATCTATGCACTTATATACGGAGCCGGAGATGAAAAAATTGGAAGCATCGTTGAAGGAAATCGAGCAGATGGTAAACAACTGCGAGAACAGTTTCTTACTAGTTTACCAACACTTAAGGCTCTTAAGACAAGAGTTGACACAGCAGCTCAAAAAGGATTCCTCAAAGGATTAGACGGTAGGAAAATATTTTTAAGGCATAAACATGCAGCCTTAAACACTTTACTACAAGGCGGTGGAGCTATCGTAATGAAGAAAGCTTTAAATCTATTGCATGATAATCTTAAAACTTGTAACATTGATTTTAAGTTTGTTGCTAATATCCATGATGAATGGCAAATAGAAGTAAAAGCAAACCAAGCAAATCAGGCGGGACAGTTAGCTGTGCAAAGTATTCGTGATGCCGGAGAGTATTTTAACATGCGTTGTCCCCTTGATGGCGAATTTAAAGTCGGAGACAACTGGAGTGAAACCCACTAAAAAAGACCGAAAGAAGTTTGATATTGACCTAGAATATGGCAGTATCAGAGAAGAGAAAGTCGCAGAGATGCTCTTCAACAAAAAGATTGAAGTTAAATCTGAAAGAGGTATGTGGATGAAGACTGGTAACATAGCTATTGAGTATCAAAGCTATGGCAAACCCTCCGGTATTGAGGCCACTGAATCAGATTATTGGTTTCATCATCTTTGTGTGGGCGATAAAGAGTATTGCACTTTAGTTTTTCATACCGATGTTCTTAAAACTATTGTCAAAGAACTAGACACTTTCAAAACTGTTTCTGGTGGTGACCATAATGCCAGTAGAATGTACTTAATAAACTTACAAAAACTTTTTTCATCTGATGTTATTAAAGCTTTTAAGGAACTAGAAGATGAGCAAGAAAAATAAATCATTAGATACTTTAGTAGAAGATATCTACAATACTATCGGAGTTCTGGCTGATGGTGAAAAAATAAAAATATCAAATAAACTTCTGGAAGAATTGGGTATTGATATTGTATCTGCTGTTAAAGAGTGGGCAACTCCGGTTAAAAGGAATAAAGCTACAACACAAACTTTACGAATGTCTAACATTGGTAAGCCACAGAGACAACTTTGGTATGACATGCATGAAGATAAAGATGGTTCTAGTACTATGGAGCCAGTTACTTTTATAAAGTTTTTGTATGGCCATATCTTAGAAGCCTTGCTAATCTTCTTTGTTAAATTAGCTGGACATAAAGTTACTGGGGAACAGAAAGAAGTCTCAGTCAAGGGTATTAAAGGTCACATGGATTGTAAGATTGATGGTGAAGTCATAGATATTAAGACTGCTTCTGGTTATGCTTTCCGTAAATTTAAAGAAGGTACTTTAGCTGAGCAAGATAGCTTTGGTTACTTAGCTCAACTTGCTGGGTACGAGGAAGCAGAGAAAACATCTAATGGTGGTTTTCTCGCTTTTAATAAAGAGACAGGAGAATTAGCTCTTTTTAGGCCTCAAGACCTTGACAAACCTAATATAAAAGATAAAATAGATAAGGTAAAACAAATTATTAAATCAGATTCTCCACCTGATTATTGTTTTAACGAAGTACCTGAAGGCAAGTCTGGTAATATGAAGTTACCTAAAGAGTGTACTTTTTGTCCTTATAAATTTAAATGTAGGTCTGACTCCAATGATGGAGCAGGGCTTCGTGTTTTTACTTATGCTAAAGGTCCAATCTATTTGACAAAAGTAGTTAAAGAACCTAATGTAGAAGAGATATTATGAGAGGCAAGAGAGCTAAACAATTAAGAAAAAAAAGTAAGTTACTTCTAGTAGAATGGTTACAGACCATGGTGCCTGAAGGAGAAGATTTAACTAAAATAACAACCAAGAACTTAGATAAGTTTTTACCTGAACAAACTCATATTTATGCTAATAATAAAATGATGTTGAGTGCTTATTCTTTAAGATGGTTTTATAAAAAAGTAAAGAGAAACCCAAACATAACCTTAAAAGATATAACAACATGACTATAAAATATAAGTTTAATGAAGATAAAATCTTACAGGACATAAAAGCTTATATTGATTCTACTTACGACCAACATTACTCACAAGGTAAGTATCAAGCTACTGATATGATTATAGATGCCGGACACGGTGAAGGTTTTAGCATTGGTAATATTATGAAGTATGCTATGAGATGTGGTAAGAAAGATGAAAAGAAAAAAGAACTACTTAAGATAATACATTATGGGATTATCGGTTTATATGTAGAGGAAAACAATGGAAGATAAAGTAGGAGCAAAAGAATATTTAGGCATCAAGATTAATTATGATAATGAAAAGCTTTTAGATAAATTTAGTTTAGATACTTTAAAAGATAGATATTTTACAGGAGAAGAAACACATGCCCAAGAAGCCTTCGCAAGAGCCTCCGTTTTCGGAGCAACATTCAAAGGAGTTACAGATTTTGAACTGGCTCAGAGACTGTACAACTACAGTTCCTTATGCTGGTTCATGTTTAGCACTCCTATACTTAGTAACGGGGGAACAAGTCGTGGGTTACCTATTAGTTGTTTCCTTAATTATGTTCCTGACAGTAGAACTGGTCTCTCATCTCATTATGATGAAAATATATGGTTGGCTAGTTCGGGTGGAGGCATTGGTGGATATTGGGGAGATGTGCGTAGTAACGGGGTATCTACTGCTCACGGTAGTAAGTCTACTGGTTCAATACCCTTTATGCATGTCGTAGACTCTCAGATGTTAGCCTTTAATCAAGGTGTCACAAGACGAGGTAGCTATGCTGCTTACATGAACATTTGGCATCCAGAGATTGAAGAGTTCATTAACATGAGGAAAGAATCCGGTGGTGATATAAATAGAAAATGTTTAAACTTACACAACGGAGTCAACCTCAACAATGAATTCTTACAGGCTGTGGAAAATGATGAAGAGTGGCGATTAATTGACCCTAAATCTAACGAGGCTATTAAGACTATTAATGCTAGAGATTTATGGTGGCAACTATTAAATGCTAGAGCAGAAACTGGAGAGCCTTATATTGTTAATATAGATACTTGCAATAAAGCTTTACCACAAAAACAAAAAGACTTAGGTTTAGAAATTAAACAAAGCAATTTATGTTCTGAAATTACTTTACCAACTAACGAGGAAAGAACAGCAGTTTGTTGTTTGTCCTCAGTTAATTTAGAACACTTTGATAAATGGTCTAAGGATAAAAACTTTATTAATGATTTAGTGACTATGCTAGATAATGTACTTCAGCACTTTATTGATAATGCTGTTGATACTACACAATTAGGAGAATACAATGCCAACTTCAAAAGATTTATTAAACACATTAAAGAAGGGAAAGAAGGCTTTACTAAAGCAGTTTACTCAGCTTACAGAGAAAGGTCGATTGGTTTGGGAGCAATGGGGTTCCATGCTTACCTTCAATCTAAAGAAATACCTTTTGAAAGTATGTATGCTACTAGCTTCAATCACAAAGCATTTAAACATATCAAGACAAAAGCTTTGGAGGCTTCTCAAGGACTTGCTGAGTCACGGGGAGAAGCTCCTGATATCTCTGGTAGTGGGCTTCGTAATGCTCATCTTCTCGCTGTTGCTCCTAATGCCTCTTCTAGTATTATTTGTGGTGGAACATCTCCTTCGATTGAGCCATACAGGGCTAATGTTTATACACACAAAACTCTTTCGGGTAGTTACCAAGTAAAAAACAAATACTTAGAAAAGCTTTTAAAAGCTAAAGGCTTGAAAGGTAAGAAACTAACTGAGCTGTGGAAAGAGATAGCTGGTTATGATGGCTCAGTACAACACTTAGATATTCTGACAGCTGAAGAGAAAGAACTATTTAAAACCGCCAATGAGATAAATCAGATTTGGATAGTAGAACATGCTTATAAAAGACAAGACTTTATTTGTCAGTCGCAGTCAGTAAACTTATTTTTTATTTTACCTAAAGCTACTGAGCCTCAAGAAGTCCATGATGATTACATGCAGTATGTCAACGATGTGCATTGGTATGGAGCTTGTAAGCTTAAGTCTTTATATTACTTTAGGTCTAATGCTGCCAGAAATGCAGAGAATGTAAATGTTAAAATACCTCGTATCAAACTTGATGAGGGTTGTATAGCTTGTGAGGGTTAATGGCAGCTAAGTGGAGTTCAACTAAAAACCATGTCCCTGTTACTGGAGTTAGAGGTAAGAAGACTTCACAAGGCTTAGGTAATTTAGCAACAGCTACGATGAACAAACACAAACGAAGAAGTTTTAAAAAATATAAAGGCCAAGGCAGATGACTATGTTTGATAAAAGAAGAATCAGTGATAATAAATATCAAGTTTATTTTACTGGTTATGAACATCCTCATGTCAAGTCTGGTTATAAAGTAGTAGAGGTAGCAGAAAAAACTAAGTATGCTTATCTTAGGTTATTTAATAAGAACATCAAATTACCCATGACAGTTTGGGAACAAATGAAAAAAGGAGCTAAGAAATTAGAAAATGAATAATAAATTATTTGAAGCTTTGTATGAAAAATACTCAGCACAACAAAAGATAGCTAAGACTAACTTAAGTTTATATCTTAGCAATCCAGTAGCAGTAGCTGACCATCCTGATATGGTTGAGACTATTGATAAGTTATTTAAAGAATATGCGGAAGCACAAGAGTACATTAAAATATTAAGGGAGTTAGATTATGAGTTTACTAAATAATAGAGAATACTATAAACCGTTTGACGATGCATGGATGTTTGATTACTACGTCCTACAGAATCAAATGCATTGGATGCCGGAGTCCGTGCCACTACATACAGATGTTAAAGACTGGCAAGACCTTTCAGATGTGGAAAAGAATTTACTAACACAAATCTTTAGATTGTTTACTCAATCAGATGTTGATGTTGGTGCAGGTTATATTGATAGATACATGAGAATATTTAGAAAGCCAGAAGCTCGTATGATGATGGGTTCATTTGCAAACATGGAGTCTATCCATCAACATGCCTATAGTTTATTACTTGATACTGTTGGTATGCCTGACAATGAATACAAAGCTTTTGCTGAGTATGAAGAGATGTCCGACAAACATGAATACATCAATGATATTAAAACTACTAGACAAGATAAAAGAAGTATAGCTAAAACTTTAGCAGTCTACTCAGCCTTTACCGAAGGGCTACAATTATTTAGTAGCTTTGCAATCTTATTAAACTTTCCAAGGTTCGGTAAGATGAAAGGCATGGGACAGATAGTAACTTATTCTATTCGTGATGAATCTATGCATGTTGAAGCTATGACTAAACTGTTTAGACAATTCATTCAAGAGAACATAGATATCTGGACTGATGAATTTAAAAAAGAAATATATGATATCTGCAGACAGATGGTTGAGTTAGAAGATAAATTCTTAGACTTAGTTTTTGAGATGGGTAACATTCAAGGGCTAACTAAAGAAGATATGTACAAGTACAATCGTTATATTGCAGATAGAAGACTTTTACAATTAGGTCTTAAAACTAATTACAATCAAAAAGAAAATCCTCTTACTTGGTTAGATGAAGTTATGGGTGTTGAACATCAAAACTTCTTTGAAGGCCGAGCCACTTCTTACATGAAAGCTGGTTTAAGAGGTAGACAAGATAAAGTTACCTTTAGTAACTTAGAAAATATAAATGAATAATAAAGAAGCAAACTTAATTAGCTTTAAAGTTTTATTAACTAGAGAAAACAAAATTGTAACAGAGTTTAGTATGTTGCCAGAAAACAAGATTGATATTATTTTTCCTCTACATGAAAGAGAAATTATTAAGAGTATTGTTAGGAATGGTAGAGTTAAACTCGAACCACTACATAAATTTCTAGAAAAAGAAGTTAATGCTCTGAAAAACTAAATCTGTGAAAAAATGACCTCACAGAATCGCTTGTATCGAACGTAAGATATTCAAGTAATACTATACGTCCAAAATCTAACAAAATTGCTTAGAAGCGATATCTGTAGCTCTCACAGCATTTAGCCTATATTGTGTAGATTTTTACTGGTTTTTCCTTACCTTTGACAAGAATAGACTCTAACTCTGTTACTTCACCCTCATATTTGCTGATGGTTGCCTCACCTATAACTAAATTTTTACCTACTGTTTTACATGAAGACTCTAATCGAGCTGCTAGATTACAAGCATCGCCTAATACACTATATTCAAAACGAGATGCACTACCCATATTTCCTGCAACAACTTCTCCAGAATTTATTCCAATACCAATTTCAATATCTAACTGTGCTTCTTGCATTGCGTGTCGTATTTGAAGGGCTGTCTCAATAGCTTTCTGTTCATGGTTCTCAACATCTACTGGAGCATTCCAAACTGCCATCATAGCATCGCCAATATATTTATCTACCATCCCTTCGTTAGCTTTGACCGCATCTGCTTGAATAGTTAAAGCTTTGTTCATTATCTCAATAACTTCTTCTGGTTCTAGTTTCTCTGACATAGAAGTAAAACCTCTGACATCGGTAAACATTATCGTACAGTTTCTTCGTTCACCACCTAATCTTAATAACTCTGGATTCTTTTGTAGCCTAGCTACTTGTCGAGGGTCAAGATAAGTAGAAAACTGCTTCTTGATTTGTTGTCTAAGTTTAAACTGAGTTCTAAAGTTTAGATAGAACTGTTGAGCAGCAATCAGAAACAAACTTATTAGAGTCCATGTAACATCTATTAAAAGATTCTGCTGTATAAAAGACCAACCAAGATAAGCTACTCCACCAAAGATAGTTAAGGCTGAGACTAAGCCTGTAGTAATACCTAAGAAACCAGTTAAGATAGCCACTAGTAAACCAGCTACTACTAAGATACTTAGTTCGGCAAACAAACGATAGTCCGGTATGTTGGGTGTCTCTAATAAAATAGACTCAGCTAGAGCTGCTTGAATTTTATGTGGCTCTAACAAACCCACAGGAGTTGCTAGTTGTCTTTGTATTCCTGCTGCAGTAAAACCAACAAAGACAAACTTACCCTGCACATCCATTTCAGTTAGGTTAGTCTCTGGTGTTTCGACCCAACTAATCCATTTCTTACCTGTCGAATCTGTTGAGATAGGTGGTATACCTTTTACTCTTATCATCTCTATACCATTCTCATTAGTTTTGATTTGATAAGTATTACCACCTCCTAGTATCTTGAGAACTTCTGTACCGAAAGAAGCTACCCAACCATCTGGAGTTTGTTGGATAAGAGGTATCTGTCTAACTAGGTTATCTATATCAACCGGCACTGACACAGCTCCTTGAGCTGCAGAGTCTTTTAAGACTTGGATGTTTTCTAAAAATCCTGAAGCATGTACTAAACTAACATCGGGTCCTAAGATAACTGTCCCGTGTGTCTGTGGATATTTATTATTATTTACTTCGGGCATTGCTATGACACTAGGAGCTAAACCAAGCATCTCAGCAAAGGCTTCATCGCCTCCTAGTCTATCAGGATGAGGAAAGAGTATCGTCCAGCCAACTCCTAATGCTCCTTGTTGTAGTAATTTAAGATGAATATCTGCTAAGGTCTGCCGAGGTAAAGGGTAACCGCCTTGCTGGTCTATAAACTCTTCATCAATGTTAAGGATAGTAAAGTAACCAGTAGGCTCTGGAGTCTTGACAAGGGCATCAAAGGTTTTGAGTCTTAGTATCTCAAGAGGCGGAGCATTAAAGACTAGAGGTAGTGTTAGTAGAAATAAAAGTAAACTCGCCCACTTCATAAGTCACCTGCTTTATGCATGACGTAAAGATTATTGAGCAGTACTAAGCGATACAGAGTATTGATATTTGTTATCTGTTGAGGAGAAGCATCTCTAATAATCAAATAACTACTAGCACCTTTAAGAACTAGTAACAACTCTAAGGAAGGTTGTTTGGGTAGTAGAGGATTAGCTTCTAAAGCATAGCCTTTAATATTGACAGCTCTGTGTGTGGTATAGATATCCAAAAGCTGTAAGGCTATAAATTCTTGGTAAGGTTTTTCTTGTAGTTTAAAATGTAGCTGAGCTTTGGGTAGACTGTAATCTACATAAGCCTCTGGTTTGTTGAGGTAAGGTGCTTTAGTAATCCGCCAATAGATATCAGGCTTAGCCGGAAGACTGCTTGATAGTAATGGAAGAGTCACTACCGCCATTAAGAGTAATAGTAATTGCTTTGCCATCTTGTATAATTAAAACCTTGTAACTGTTGTTCGTATCTAAATCTAATCTTACTGTGTCTTCTACCTGTCTTAAGAAAGTTAGCACTGTGTCAGTAACAAAAGTATTTACCTGTGTGTTAGAGTCAAAACCAAAAGCTGTGCCTTGAACATTAATATCACCAGTGTTCAAAACATTTTGTTCTAACTCATCTACTTCCTCTATGATGCTCAAGAGGTCTTCTAAGAAATTTACATCTAAGTAATTGATGTCAAGTTCGGTAAACTCTAGGTTATCTTCTGCTAAGTAGTCTTGTTCTAGTTCATCAAACTCTAAGTAGTCTATGTCTAGGATATTATCAGAGCCATCTGTTTGTTCTTCTTCGCTAACAAAGTTTGGGTCTTCCTTTGGTGGATTGACAATCAACATGTTGTCAATAATATCTAGAGTCAAGTCTAGGATAACAGGACTACTAGGTGCCGACTCAAACAACTCAACTGTAGTAGCTTGATAGGGCTTGTTGAGAACTACTTGTCCTACTAGAGTAGAAACAACTATCTCACCGGAAGCAATACCGTTCTCATCTGGTAGTAGTATTATCAAAGACCTACCGAGTTCATCAACAGTAACAGTAAAGTCTGTGCCTCTAATACCAATGGTAGCACTAGGAGTCTCGATAGATATGTTTTCTTTATTGATAGTAGCTAGTTTGCCACTAATAAACCTAGCTGTGCCACTAGCAAACTGTAGAGCCATCTTAGATTTAGATGGGTCAGGGTCATAGATAAACTCATCTATAACTAATTGTGAATGTTCTGTGAGACGGACTTGAGATTCGTCAAGAAAGGTAATGCCTATCCGACCATTAGAAGTCTCAACATTATCAAAACTATTAATAGCAAAGGAGAGAGCAGCAGCAAAGGGGTCTTGTTCCCTTACTACTCTCCCTAAGCCTTTTAGTTCTGTTATGCTTCCTATACTAGCAACTTGTGCTGGTGCCGCCATCATTTTGTATGATGCAGACAGTACCACTATTGCCAGTAGAAATAATCTTAAGCCAATCACTTGCTAAGGTTGAACTCTGTGTAATATTAAATGCTCGGCTATCCCCTGTTTGGTCTAGATAAAAGTAACCATCAGCATAGCCACTACCATTGTAGACTAAACTGTTTGAGTCACCATCTATATCTAGATAGGATGTAGCTCCATCGACATCTATTGTGTAGTCTATGGTATTTGAATCACCATTGATAACCCAGTCGAGGTCTAAGTATTCTGCTAAAGCATTGGTAGCAATATTTAATTCAAATTCATTGCTTGACCCTGTAACGTCAACATTATAGTTACCGCCATCGGCACTATAAGTATCTGTTGGGTCTACTTGAATTTCAAATATATTACTATCACCGTCAAATTCAAAAAAACCTACTAGTGAATCTAGGACAATGTCTCCAATAAATTTGTTGGAATCCCCTAATTGATTGATGTCTAAGGTCATAGAACTACCAGCTAATTCTAGAGCAGTCATCTGACCTGAAGCAGCATCAAGACCACCAATAAGGTTGGAACCACCTAGCTGTTCAACATCTAAGTTTAAAGTTGCACCAACTTGATTGATGTATATTTCATTATCGGCTTTAACCATAAAGCCTAAGAAAGCTAACAATATAATTATTCTATTCATAACTCCAAAATCTCCTCTCTATTCCTTGTTGTACTATTTCTAGTACACTTGTCTCTATCGCTTTCTGGAGAGCAATAGATACACTTTCATTTTGTGTAACACCAGATTCTATTTCTACTAACTCTGTCCCAGCTTCAATGAATCTAAAGACATCGTTAGAGACTCCTACAGATAGGATAGTCTTTGATGTTAGTACTTCTATTAATATCTCTCCGGTATTAACAGAAACTAATCGTAAAGATACTGTGACAGTGTCCTCACGATACTGACGGCTCATGCCAATACCTAGATATCTAGCACCATTACCACCACTTTTTAGGTTCGTGTCATACGAAATGACCCCACCCTGAACCAGTAGACCTGCAAAGATAAGAGGGTTTAACTCTGTATTATCTTCAAAGTCCTTACGGGTTGTTCTAATTATTTGTCGTTCTTTGGTTAGGTTATCTAAGCCTACTCTCTCGACAACTGTAAAAAACTGACCATCTGCAGCATGTTTAAAAGCTCTGATAAGTAAAGCATCAGGTGACTGTGTAATAGCAGAACTGAATAAAGCAAAGGTACTGTTACTCTTTCTTTGCCCTGTTAGGTCTGTGAAGCTATTAGGATAAATAGCAATAGTCGGCTTAAGCTTAGCCGGTCTTAAGTTTTTTAACTCCTCTGACTGTAACTCTAATACGGTACTTGGTCTTTTCTTTGAATAAGCTCCTATAACATTCTCATCTAGGAGAGAACTATGTCTAAGACTTGAACAACTAGAAAGTAAAAGAACCGATAGGAACAGTAATCTCTGTAACATTCCCTTCTGCATCTGTAATCTTTAATGTAATCATAGTGCCATCAGCACTAACACTGTATTCTATGGTGTTACCCATTAGCTCTAAAGTCCCGAAAGTACTTGGGTTTTCACCAAACAAAGCATCTACTAGTTGTCTGGATAGTTGAGCATATATTCTTGATTCTAAGTTTCTGATAAATCTTGCTAGAGTTGTATTGTCTGCTTCTCTTTCTAGCTCTTCTCGATAAGCTCTGATTTCAGCTTCAATAGCTGCCTTTCTATTAAACTCTTGATTCTCTATGGTTAGGTAATGAGCTGAGCTATTGATGCCACTAAATGATGGCGACTTAAATTTATGTACTAACTCATCGGCAAAGATATTACCGCTAACACTTAACGTCATAACTAAAAACCCTGCAATCAATAGGGTTAGTTCTATAGTTTTTAACATAATCTCCTCAATCTTTTCGTTGGTCTTTCTTTCCATCTGCCCTTGCTAACCTATCTACATCTACAGGTATACCCATAGCTGTGCGACACATTGTGTCTATTCTTATTATATCGTTGTCTATTTGTCTTATCCTATCTATTAAAGCTACTATCATGCCATGTTGGGTATCTAATTTTTTATGAACATCTGCTATTAAATGATTAAATAGTTTCCAAACCATCCAACCTGCAGCTACAGCAAAAGCTGCTGGAATTCCAACAGTTTCTAAAATGTCCATCCACGTTCGTGTATTCATTATCTACCCTTAACCAAGCTACCACCAAAGTACATACCTATAATTGCTGAGACTAAGTTAGTGTCTAGTTGTGTTATTACCAAGCCCTGAAAAGTAACCCATTCAAATATTTCTCTACCTTCTTTAAAGAACCAGAAGCCCGGGTTCCAGTTAGTGTAACCAACAGTTACAGAGACATCTGGATAGTAGACTGCTACTAGTTTAGGCAGTAACACAATAGCAAAGACTGAAGTCAAAGCTATTATTCTTCTAGTCCAAGCAAAACCTTTGTCTTTTAAACCGTGGTCTAAGGACTGTTGTCTTTCTTTCATACCAAACTCACCACGAGTTATTAAGAGCTTTTGTTGTTCTGCTTTAGCTTTTCTACTTTCAGCCCAGACACTCATCAAACCACCAAGGATTGTCGAGGCCAACATAGTTATTATCTCAAAAGGGAAACCCATTAAAATTCTCCTAACATAAACTTTTCCATCTCTTCTTCAAATAAAGGTCGGTAGTCTTCAATAGTAAACCAAGGTAAACCAAGACCTGCTCTAACCTTACAGTTCTCCTGCCAAGCTTCTTCTAGTTGTTGTTCTGTGTAGAGTATCATTAGTTTATAAATTCTCCATAACTAAAATGCCACCATTCATTAGGATGTTGCTTAAAGCCTTGCTCAAGTAACGCATTTTTTAATTCTGTAAATTCTTTAGGTTCTTTTATTGCCACTCCATCTTTAGACCTTAAACCTAAACCTTCATAGAAAGGTTGATTTAAATCAAAAGCTTGTCCTTGAATATGAAAAGATTTAATTCCTGCTTGTTTTGGTGGTTTATTTTTTCTTTTACCTTCTTGGTATTCTTGTAACTCTTTCAAGTAGGTCTTATAAGTTTGTTCTTTTACATCACTTCTAACATAACTATCTACTATTTTTAAAGGAGTAGTAGTATTTTTTAAGGCTTCATATACCATATTAGCTACAGTAGGTTTTAACTTAACCGGAGCAGGTGTGCCATCTTTTTTTAAGTAAAAAGAAGGAATAGTTGTTTCAATTACATCTTCATCTAAAATTATCTGACCTTCAAGTCTATTATGTCCACCTCCGGAAAAACCTAGCCGACTCATCTGTTCTTGATAAGGTTCACCAGTCAAAGGGTTGATACGGTCTGCTGGGTTCTCTTGGGTAAAAGGTACTTCTGGTCCTGAGACTAAACCACCTGTTGCAAAAGGAACTACTTCTTTATCAGGTCTTTGAGGACCAGCTTTTTTATCTGCTTCTCTAATTGCTTTTAAAGTTTCTTGATAAGTTTCTGGAAACTGACTTCTTAAAACTGTGATAAAAGGTGCTTTTTTAAAAACAGCCTCTAAAGTGGCTCCTCTATATTGTGAAGCTCTAACATAATCTAATATATCTCCTACTGCTGGTCCTGTTAAACTTGTTAAAAGAGAAGTAACATTGTTCTGATATCTTTGAGCTTCTTGAGTTCTAACATAATATTCAAACGGACCGTATAGACCAGTCCTAATTAAAGCATCATTTATTAAACCAGTTTCTTTTTCTTCTGCTCGTGCTGTTAAACTAGACACTAAAGGCTTTTCACCCTCTCTATATTCTTGTAAATTTCTACCACCTGTTCTTAAAGTGTTACCAACTAAACCAGCTGCTGTCATAACTAAAATACCTGATAAGACCTTTGGAGTTGCTAATCTATTAGTATTACTTAAATCTTTGGATATTTCTCTAACTGCATTTTTAAGAACAGTATTTGAAAATGCTGTTGGAAATCCTAATAAACCAAAAGACCATTTAGTTGCCGGATGTGAATGTATTAAAGGTTTTTGATTAGAAGCAACTGTTGGGTTCATAATTACTTCATCAGTGTAACGAGCTGCTCCTCTTCTAACGTCTTGCATATAAAAGTCATCAGTATGATTAGCTCCGTTTTTAATCCACTGAATACCTTTATTGACATCTACTCCTAACTCATTTAATTCATCGGCTAAACGAGCAGTAGTTTTTTTATTTAATTGTTTATTAGCTAGTTCATCTAAGTTTCTATAAATAATACCCTTACCTGTATCGTAAGAAACTAACTGTACAAATCTTGTCCAGTCATGTAAGAAAATACTTTTAAAGAATACATTTTGTATTTTAGTTGCTGTTCTGCCCATGGCTTGACCATAAATAGCTGTTGCTCTATCTTCTCTAGCCATATCAATAGAACGATTAAAAGCATTTAATTCTCTTCTGTTTAAGCTTCTACCTTCTGGTTTAGCTCCTTCTCGACCAAAAGCAGTCTGTACTCCATTCCACCATTCATCAGCTGAGTCTGCTAATCCTTTCCATACAGCTTTAGCATATTGTTTAGTATTTGCTCCTTTTAATAAAGGAACACCTATTTCTGATAAAGATGTAATAGCAGCAAAAGGAAGCAATGAAGTCTGTGTAGTAACTGCTATAGTATCTGATAAGAATCTACCTACTGGATTATTTATATAACCTCTTTGACCAGTAGTAAATAAATATAAATTTTCTAATTTATCTCTTTCTACTTTACCTAATCCTGTACCACCTAATTCGTCATCTATTTTATTAACAAATCTATTTCTAAATTCTTCTAAGTTTTCTCCGAATAATTTTTTTCTGGTAATTAATTTTCCAGCCTGAAAGATGTAATCTTGTAAAACATTTTCAACATTATTATCTAAGAACTGAGAATATTTACTATCGTCTATATTTAATAATTTTCTTTTTGCTCTTATAGAAGCTAAGTTAGCTGCACTTGTCCCATCAACTTGATTTAAATTTGTCATTCGCTTCCAAAGCTCAGTTGCTTCAGCTACACTTAATTTTTCATCTTGTCTTATTTGATTAATAAAAGCTGCTTTATTATTTTTCATAGAATCAAGCAACCAAACTCTAGGGAAAAAGTTTTCAACCTCTCCAACATTCAAGCCTTCTTTTCGAGCTTGTTCTAATATTTCATTAAGGAGTCCTCTAACCTCATCTCCAGCTTTTACTATGTTATCATCTAACCCTACTTTATTTCCTGTTCTTAAATATTTTGTTAAATCATTATTTGTCTTTTCAGAAAGACGATACGATTTTAATAATGTTTTTTTACGAAAGCTTCCAACAATATCTCTTTGTCCTAATTCATATAAATTATACTTGTTAAGAATACCTTTTAAACCTTCTAACCTAGTACCTATAAACTCATTTAAAGTCTCGTTATAACTTTCTTTCATTCGTGGAGTAGTCCCAGCTGCTTCAGCTAAGATAGGTTTTTCAGCATCATATCTAAATACTTTTATTAACTCACTAAGAGTTTTAGATTTTTTAGCTTTGAGTAAAAAGGAAGAAGTTGGTTTAGTAAATAAAGTCATGCCATATAAAGCAGCTTGATTTATTTTTTCTAAAACATTATCTTTGTAGCTTTCGTTATGGTCTATTTTTGCTAATCTTCTTTCTTCAATAGACCTGAGATAACTTGGAGTATTTGCTATATGTCTAATACCAAATGATGCTCCATAGCCTAAGACACCACCTAAAGCTCCAGTAGTTAAAGTTTCTCCTAAGTTATAATCTTCTCGTTGACCAACATTAATTTCTCTGTTTTGTCTTAAGAAGTCATAGGAAGAACCATAAAGCATACCCTCAGTTCCAACAAGAGCATGAGTTTGTATAGGTGTTAAAGGTTTTTTAAGAACTTGACCCGGCATAGCTGCAAAGCCCTTTTTAGTTCCTTCTTGTACAGTTTTATTAGCTGCTACTTTTAAACCAGTTTGCACAGCTTTACCAGCTGATAAACGAGCTGCTAATGAAGTGCCGCCAGTCCAAGGAATAAACAAAGCACTGGCTATCATTGTTGGGTCTGTTAGGATTTCTTGACCAATATCAGCAGAAGTTCTAGCCCACTCTACCCAGTCACCAACATTAGCATTATCAAATTTATTTTTTAGATATAGATAATCATCTTTTTGTTGGTCATCAAACTTTTTAGTTTGGAACATAGCTTGAGTAGCATCGCCAAGATTATATTCCATACCTCTAAAGTAACCGAATAAATCATCAGCTGTTTTACCTTCACCAATAGACTGTAAGAATCTGGTAGTTCTTTCATTGAACTCATCATCGTTTCTTAAGTCATTAAGGGTATAGGTTTCTATTGGTCTTTGAATAAAAACCTCTTGTTTGGTTTTAAAGTTATCTCTAAGTGACAAGATTACTCCTCTATAATTTCATAGTCCCAGAAACCATCGTTTCTAACATAAAACCTATAAGGGCCTTGAATAAGTTGATTACCGGCTTTATTCTCTAAAGTAGGGTCAATATTTTTTGTATAACCATAGTTATTTAAACCATAAATAAAGTAATCAGCATCTTTTTGATTTAAAGAGTCTTTATCTAACAAAGCCATCCATTTTGAATCAACAGGTTCATAAATAAATTCTCGGCCTTGAAATAAACTACCGGCTTGAGTTTGTTGTATGCCAGATAATTGAATTTTAACAGCTTCTCGATAAGACCTTCCTACCCCTTCTCTAGTTTGAAACTGTGGATAATCTTCTTGTAGCTGTTGAGCTGTTCTAATAACTTGAGTAATAAAACTTTCTTCTGCAGGTTTACCAGCTGAAGTTTTTAAATCACTCTGTAATAAATCGTTAAAGTTTGCAAAACTTTCAGGTAATTCTGGTTGTTGAGCAACTACATCAAGGATAGTATTACGGACAGCTGCTCTAGTATCTGCATTTCTTACTTCAGCTTCATATTGGCTAGTAGTTCTTTGTGCTTTAGCAGGGTCAGGTTGCTTCATGCTTTCTAATCTTAGTTCAGAAGATTCAAAATCCATATTTCTCTTATCATAATCCATAGCAGTTGTACCTAAAGCTATCGCATAAACATCTTTTTCTCTACCCATTAAAACATCAAGTGGGTTTTGCCCCTCTGACTTTATTTTTTGAGCTTTAACAAAAGCTGACTGTAAGATAGGTCTATCATCAGCAATAAGGTCATTAAAGCCCGGTAAGCCCGGTAGCTCTACTCCTAAAACAGCAGCTTTATCTAAATCTTCTAAAGTTAATTTATAACCAGATTGATTTATTTTATTTAAAAAACTATTTTTATCTAGCTTTAACCTTTCAGCTGAAGTATAAAGCATAGGCATCTCAACTTCTTGAGCTGCTTTATTAATATTATCTACACTTGCTTGGTTATCTTCTTGTTCTTGCTGTTCAAGAGGCTTGACATAATTTAAACTCATTCTATTTTGAGCTTTCTTATTAGCCTCGGCATTCTCAACAGCTACTTCGTATTTACCTCTTTCAGCTACAAACATATTAGGAAATAATTTTTCAGCATAATAATTAAGTAAGTTTTGTTTAGCTGGGTCATTACTTAAAGCAGCATATTTAGCTTTATAAGAATCTTGAAATGGTTTGTTATACATTTCATAAGTAGCCATAGAAACTTCTGGAGCTTTACCTAGTCTTTGAATGTCTTTTTCTGCTTCATCTTGATATTTATTGTAGAGTTCTAAAGCATACTTTTTACTTTCAGGGTCTAACTCGCTTATTTGTGAGTAGTTTTTACCTGAAGCTAAAATTGAAGGGTCTTTATTAAATAGTTCAATACCTTTTAGTCTTTTAAACTCTTCAGGGTCTTTAAGGTAACTTTGATAGTCAGCTCTATCATCTTTTGATAATTCATACTTAGCTTGATTATTTCTAAAAATACTATCGTACTCCATTTGTAAATTATTGTAAGCATCATTCAAACCTTGTTTTAATCTTCTCTGTTGGCCTTTCAAGAACCCACCGAGTAAACTGTAAACAAAGTCTCTACGTTTTGTTTTTTTTCCTTGACCTAATAAACTAGTGGCTACTTGACCAAATTTAGAATCTTTTAAATAATCACTCATCTTCTTCCCTCGCTAATAAACTTTGTCTAATTTCTGGACCAGCCTCTTTAACTCTGTCGAGTAATGATTTATCTACTACTCCTTCAGCTAAATTTTCTGGTTTAATTTCTTTATCCATAGCACCTGCTTGTATTTGTTCAAAAACATTTTCAAACTCTTGTAACTTTTCTGCTATTTCATCTTCATCTTCTTCATCAATATCATCATTGTCAATGTTGTACTGTATGTTTGCTTCCTCACCTATGCTCATAATTAAATACATAATAGGCTCCATGACTAGAAGCATAGTATCTGGATTAATTTTACCTTCAGTAAATTTAGCATAAGTAATTGCCATAGCTAAATCACCTACACTAGCTCCGTTTGATAAACCAGTAATAATTTCTTTCACCGCTTCTGGTTGTAATAATTGAGTTAGGATAGCATCAATAGCATCTCTAGGATTAGCAAACTCTGCTGGTTGTTCCCAAGGATAAGGTTGGTCAGGACTATTTGTTAAAGATTGTCCCGGTATAGCAGAGCCTTGAGATTTTAAAGCTACTAGTTTATCTAAACCTTCTTGACTATCTTTAAACTGACCTCTAACTTTTGGTTTATCTTCAATATCATCTAAGTCAACACCAGCCGCTTGAGCATCTAAAATAACTTGCTCAACAGCATCTGTTAAATTATTAGATACTACAGGTTTTAATTCTCTTTGTTGTGCCATTATGCCATCCCTCCTACAGTTTCTTGTCTATATAAATCACTAGCTAAATAACCAACATCTGCTGTACCAAATTGTAAATTATTATAAGCATCATTTAAATTAACCGCTGGTTGAGCAAAAGATACTTGTAAGGGGTCTAGCATACCTTGTTCATCGCCTCCGTAGCCTACATATTGACCCGGTATTTCTGGGTCTGGTTGTAGCTCTGATTCAACATAACTCATACCTACATCTCTAACAAATTGACCTGCAGTAGTACCAAAGAATCCTGTTTGTTTTACTGTTTCAACTTTATCCCCTGCTCTTACAATTTTACCACTAGCATCTAAATAAGAACCAGATACTTGTGCTGTATCTTTAAAAGAAGCAGGTAAATTAGATATTTCAGCTTGAGTTAAAGGTTGTCCTGTTTCAATATTTAAATATGAATTATTAACAGGGTCAAAAGCTATTTTATCTAAATTTAATCTCCCAGCTTCAGTAGTAACTCCTAAAAAGTCTGTAACTTTACCAGCTCCTGTACCCACAGCAGCTCCTAAAAACTCAAATGGTTTAGCCACTGTGCCTACTACAGGCAGACCAGTAATAAAGTTTTTAGCCTTTAATAATGCTTGTCCAATTTGAGATGCTTTGAGTGTTCCCCCAAAAGCTCCTACCGCTGCTCCTCCCGTGACTAAAGCTGCTCCTACAAGTGCTATAGTTTTAAGGATTTTACTTTTGCTAATTTTCTTAACAACTTTCTTAACTCCTCTTACTACTTTTTTAATGCCTTTTTTTACTTTTTTAAAGGCTTTTCTTAAAAATCCCATTTTATATATCCTCTGTTATTATTCCTATTAAGTTTTCTATTGCTGCTAAACCACTACCATACCTTTCAGGGTCAGAAGCTAGTGCTGTACTAACTAATTGAGCTATTCTACTCTTTTCATTTTCTCCAGCTCTAAAATCATAATCAGCATTATCTCGTAACTCTTGCCACATAAAAGATAAAGCAGTTTGTGACATGTTAAAGGCATTCATAGCATTTTGCATATTGATAGCATTTTGTGCTGCTGTGTTAGCAGTATTAGCTTGTCTTCGCCATTGAACATTAGAGGCCTCGACAGCTGCTCTGTTCTGTGAATTCCATTGATTTCTAGCAAAGTCTTGATTAGCATTAAACTCAGCTACTTGAGTTTTTAATTGTGTATTAAATTTATTTACATCTGCTTGTCTTTGAGCATCTCGAGCAGCGGCTGCGTTTTGTTGTGTAGCATTAAATTGCTTAACTGCATTTGTTTGTTGAGTATTAAACTGGTCAACTTGAACTGCTAAACTATTATTAAATTGTTCTACTTGCATTTCTGAAGTAGCATTAAATTGTCTTCTAGCATTCTCAGCTGATTGATTAGATAATATTCTTTGTTGTTCTTGTTGAGCTTCTATCATGTAACTTTGTTGTTCAGCATTTAAATTAGCTAAATCCATACTTAAAAAGTTTTTAGCATTTTGAATTTGTGATTGCTGAGCAAAATTAGCTTCTGCTAAATTAGCTTGTGAAGTTAGCACTGCATTTTGTATTGCTACTTGTTGTCTATTATTAGCTTCTGTTAAACTAACAGTTTGTAAAAACTTACTATTACTTAATCTAGCTTGTTGCTCATTATTTAAGTTTGCCATGTCCATTTGGAAAACATTACCAGCATTAAATAAAGCTGTTTGTTGTCTTCTTTGAGCATCTGCTTCAAAAGCTTGAGCTTCTATACCTCTTTGTTGAGCTACAGATTGTTGAATAGCTTGAGCATTAGACTGAGCTATTGGTAAAGCTGATTGAATAATAGTATTAATTAAAGTATCTCGACCAACTGTTGAAGCTGACATACCTCTGGCAGCTAACATTTTTTCAACACTAGTTACAGCCGGTCTAGCCCACATTGGTATTTCTCCTGATTCTAGTCCAGCTAACAAACTATCAATTTGATTAGAGACTAAAGCATCTTCAGGTAAACCTTCAATAATACCTCTTTGTTCTTCAGTAAAGTCTGTCAATCTATCTTCAAGAGCTTCAGGGTCATTACCAAGCTCTGTAATATCTTCTTCAGATAAACCAGCATTTCTTAATTGTTTTTTAGCTCTAGTAACTCTAGCTAAAGTTAGTCCAGCATTTTCTACTATTGGAGCTACAGCCTCAGCACTTAGTTCTCCTTGAGCTGCTGCCATTAAAGCACCTTCTTCTATTTCTACAGTAGCTGCTGGGATAGCTTCAACTCTAGCAACTTTAATAGCCTCTGCTAAGTTTTCTGGTCTAATTTGTCCTTGAGCTATCTTAACTGCAACATCCTCAGGCACTTTTAAAATTTCTTGTATAGTAGAAACTTTAGCTTCTTCTGGACCTTGAGCCTGTGCTATTTGATTAATAATACTAACAGTTTCTGCTGGTACTCCTTCAGCTTCTTCAAAGCTTACTGAAGTAGGCTCTGGCATAACTGTAACATTTTGAGCTATACTATCATCTATTTGTAAGGCATCAGGAATAGTTATAGTCTCTGGCATCTCACCACGAGCTTGAGCTTCTACTTGGCTTCTTAAAGCATCTTCTTCTGGAGAAGGAGTAGGAGCTGGAGTAGGCTCAGGTGTTGGAGATGGAGTTGGTTCAGGAGTTGGTGCTGGTGTTGGAGTTCCTCCTCCCGGGTCAGGCTCAGGCTCACCATCTCTAGGTGGCTGGTCTCTGTCATAATCGCCAAAGGCTCCGAAGTCTCCAAATCTTGAAGTGCCTGATAAATCTGGTTGGGCTATTGGAACAACAGGTTGAGTAGGCACAACAGGCTGAGCTGCTGGAGTAGGACTAGCAATAGGAGCTGCTTTATCTGTCGGAACTTCTACTGGCTGACTAGGTGCAGGTTCCATACCAATATCAGGTCTACCTGTTTTAGCTCCTTTCGGCACTGCACCAAAAGTAGGTTCTGGTTGAGCTGGTTGATTAAGCTCATCTATTTGTGCTTGGCTTTCTTTATTAAGACGATTCATAGCTCCTAAAGCTACAGTGTTAAAACCACCTGTAAACTTTTTAGCTCTTTCGACTTTACCACCTTTTCTGTAATCTTGTCGTACAGATACTGTTCTTGCTCTTTTGTTTTTATTTTTTGCCATTGTTCTTTTTCCTACTTTTTAGAGTTGTTAAAATCTTTGAAGGTATAGTAGCTATAGAAACGACTAAGGTTGAAACAGGAAGTTTCTTAGTCTTTTTAGTTTTCTTACTTTTCATCTATATTTTACTATTTTTCCATCAATTTGTCAATCTTTTCTTCTAATTTGTCAAACCTTTCCATTACTGATTTCATAATATCTTTGTTATCAGATTTTAAAACATAATTAGTTGCTACTTCTTCTCTGGTTTTATTTAATAATATATCCAATCTTTTTAACTCTGACCCATTCTGTCTAATGCTATACAGCACTGGAGCTAAGACCAGAGTTATAAAGATATTCCAAAACATTAAGCTGGATATTTCCATACCTAGCTTATAGTTTTATTAACGGATGTTGGGGTAACTTTCTCAGCTATTTGAGCATCAATCCCAGCTTTAAGAGCTGTAACTTCATCGGACCCAATAGCTGCTTCGACCCAGCCTTGGACATCTGATAACTTTACACTCGCAAAAGCTGTGAAGCTTGATAAATCTGAAACATCTAATGATTGACTACCATAAACTTCTCCAGTTTGTGGGTTACCATCAGCATCCTTGTTAGCATCGTCAGACCCTTTTAGTCTCCAATGCACGTTATAAATTACATCAGACTCAGTGTTTGAACTGCTATCTGTATGTGAAGGGTAAGTATCAACGTTTGATACATCCCAAGTATATGATATAGCCATTTTAGTTTCCTCCTTTCAATAGCTTTAATTCAGCCTTAAGAGTCTCAATAGTTTCTATTAAGCTCTTGTAGCCTTCCATGTCCTCAAGACCTTTCGGGCTATGAGAATGTTTCTTAAGTTCTTTAATTTCTTTTTGTTGTTCTTTCATACCAGCAACTAAATGTACTACCAACTTAGAATAATCCATTTGGTAATAACCATCTTCGGTTTCTGAGACTGCGTTAGGTACTAGCTCCATGACCTCTTGAGCTATCAAACCTTCATCAGACTTGCCATCTGCTTTCCAGTCGTAAGCAACTGGGTTGAGTTCGTTGATAACTTCTAAACCTCTAGCTTCACCTGTGATGTCTTTTAATCTAGCATCAGATGAAGTGTTGTAAGTTGTGGCTGAACCATCTGTGCTAATGCTACCAACCTCTGAGTTTGCATATCTAAATTTAACTAATGCTCCTGTAGACGTTAATCTATTACAAATTAACCCTTCACCACCACTTCTTGTTGCTACCAATGCACCAGCTGGTTCTAAAGTCAGTCCTGCTGTAGAACTTGCACTTGTAGTCTTACCAACCAACAAGTTACCAGAACTGTCGATTCTGGCACTTTCAAAAGAACCATTTGGATTAGACTTAGAAAATACAATAGACCCTGTGCTTGTGCCATTTGAAGAAGATATAGTTAGTAGTCCATTGTCAACACCTATTACTCCCGCAGCATCTCCACCACTATCATCTAATAAAATATGTTTATCTGATAAACCATTAGCAGTTATTTTAACTGTGCCTGAAACATGAAGTTTATCTTCTGGCGAACTCGTTCCTATCCCTACGTTGCCTGATGAGTTGATGGTCATTCTTTCAGCGTTATTACAATCAATAGATAAAGCATTAGTGCTGTTGTTG